TCATTTAGTTTTCCTTTTAACTTTTCCGCCTTTCTTGTACATCTCTACGTCTTGCGGATTGTCTTTACGTTTGATGGTTTTCTTGCCGGGCATTTTACTAGGGTTTATATCGCCCATACCCCGCGATGCCATCATACAAATTTGCCTTTAGTGTGACCTTTAGTCACGCAACCGTCGGCACGAGTCACACCGCCTTTAGCTTTCTTAACTACTCTAGTTTGGTTTGCCATTTCGCGTTGAATATCGGCGTTTCTAAGCTCATCACTTTTAACAGCACCACCACCAGCGTAGCATTTACCACCTTTCTTCATTTTCTTTTCCATCGCTTCACCTTTCGCATATTGTTCAGGAGAGATCTTGCCAGACTTAATTGCTTTGCCTTCTTTCAGCTCTTCTTTATAAGTCTCTTTGCCTTTGAATAGTTTTTTTAAGTTAGCCACGTTGCCACCTCTATTAAATTTTTTGCCTTTATCGGCTTGGTTAAACTCTTTAGCTACACTGACCGGTACCCCTGCTTTCTTAGCGAACTCAGGGTTGTGAGCAGCGGCTTGCATTAGTCTATGCTGTTTCTTACTTGTACTAGGCACTTTACTTACCTGTGTGCTCGATTATCCAACCTACAAGCGTGCCAAATGCAGTACCTGCACCGCCGACCCACATTAGCGTTCTCCATCCACCTTTAGCTTCGGACAACACAGTTTCTATAGAGGCTAAACTCTTTTTGATCTCAGCCATTTCTTTGACCATCTTGTCCATGTCATCCTGCAAGTGCTTAATCTCTACATCGTGTACAGCTAAGTCTTTAATCATTTCAACAGAATCGTTCATTTGCAGTTCCACCGTTTTAGTGAGGCTGCTTTACGGGTCGGTCTACCTTTCTCGTCCTTCATAGGACCCGGCATCCCTGACATACGCGCACAAAACGATTTACGACGCTTAGCATCTTTCTCTGACTTTGGGTGCGGAGCAGGGGCTTTTAGGTTTGATCCTGTGGCCCTATTGTACTTAGCGCGGCCCTTTGCAGTTAATCCTGCACCTTTAGACACAGGTAACTTTTCACCACGTCCTACAGCCAATGAAGTAGTCTTAGCCATAATCAATCTCCTCAGTTAAAAGATGGGGAGCCGAAACTCCCCAGATCAATTACGCTTGTTGTGCTGTTGGGTTAGCAGAACCGTCAGAATTACGTACCATGTACTTAATCACGATTACACCTGCACCTGTTGTCAATGATGTACCCGCAACAGTAAAAGTAACAATAGCATCTGTACTACCCACGTTAGCAATCAAAGCTGTAGCAGCTGTAGTTGCTGCAACAGTCAAAGCTGTTGAACCTAAGTTAGTTACAGTAGTTGCTGTAGTGATGTCGGTAGCACCGATGGTCAATTTGAGTGTAGCCGCTGATGAGAATGCTGCAGTGGTGATAAAGTCAATCTCTGTGATGACTGAACCGGCAGGAAGAACGAAAGCTCTTGTACCTGCTGCATCAGCATAGGTGATAGCGTCTGTTTGACCTACAACAGTAGCGCCCATGTTACGGATTGTGCCGGCAGTTGTGCCGGTGGTATTTTTAACGGTACCTAATAACCAAGGACCTAAATGGCTAGCAAAGGACATTTCTAATTCTCCAAGTGCACTAATCTACCCCGTCTTGTGCGAGCCCGCTAGGTCGGTCGGCGTAGAACTTAATCCTAGACTCGACTCGCATATTACCTGAATGGTTGGGAAGTGCAAGAGGTTTATTCTAAAAGCTTATTAGACTTTTTAAGGTTCTCCTCTTGTGTCATAACTCTTAAGTTTTTAATAGTATGTAGACCGCATACTGTTTCACCATGAAGCGGAATGATATGGTCAACTACGTACTGTTCTCCTGTTAATTTTGTTAACCTCATTGCCTCAGAATATAACGCTCTGATGGCTAATTTTTCTTTCGCACCAACCCAAAGTGGCGTCGCTTGACGATGTCGACGTTTACGCAAGCTACATAGCTCTTTGTATAGATCCGGGTTGTTTTTCTTATGCTCGCTTCTATGGCGACGTTTTTCTTCTATAGGTCTCGCATATGCCCGAGCTATAACCTGCTCTTTATTTTTTTCATAGTACCTTTTACCAGCGGCTTTAGCAGCTTCTGACTTTGGTTTACCTTTTCGTTTTTCGTTATCTATTTGCCAATCCTCTTTAACACATTCTACGCAGCAACCTTTTGTTTTACGTAAAGCAATGTGACCTCGTTTACACGGTTGACCTGTAAAGTAAAACTTTACACCTTGAGACTTAGCGTCTGCACGATTGTTTGGGTATTCCATAGTCTTGTCCTATGTGGGTTACGATACTGGTAATCATAACCTAAAAAATAGCCCTCGTAAAGAGGGCTATTCTAATCAACTTAAGTTGTTGATTTTATTGGTTAACTTCCGGACGACCCGTAAATCGAAAGCGGATCAGAATAACCAAACGAGTAACGTTCTCTCGCTTTATATCTCACATTCCCTGTATCGAAGTCACCATCCATTGAGTTAGCTAATGGACTACGAACGAAATGTTTCAACCCATTTGGCACGTCCGTGGTTAAGAACCAAGCGTTGGTGTCGGTCAAGAAGTGGTTGATAGCGTAACCTTCAGGAACAGCACCGTTGTTTTTCAACGCGTTGATGTCGTTGTCGGTTGTACCAACACGAAGTTCAGTTTCCAACAAACGAGTTGCAACGAATTGCAATGCTGGTGGAACGATCAACTTCTTAGGTTTAGCAGCAATCAATAAACCACGTTCGTCAGTCCATGCAGCGATTTGGATCACAGCATTTTCCAATGAAGTTTCGTTTAAGTCAGCGGCGGTAGATGGGATGTTGCTGTTTGTGCCACCATTCACCAATGGGTGAGCAGCACTGAACAAAGATACACCGTCACCACCAGTAACAGCTGCGCTGAAACCGTTGTTTAAAACGTTAGCTGCTTTAACCTGTTTGGTGTAAGCCATAGCACGAGCCAATGCTTTTGTATAACGAGCAGACAAAGAGTCATACAAGTTATCTTCGATAGCTTCTTCAGTTAAGCTGAAGCCCAAAGCAATTGTTTCATGGTTGTATCGTGCAGTCCAAGCTTCTTGAGCATTGTCATATTGAAGAGCTGAGCCTTCATTTTTGACAGGAGCTGCTGAGAAACCAGACAGTTTTGTTTCTTCTTCAAAAGAACGTTCAGAAGTCTCTGTTTCGTAGATTTCTTTATGTTCTTCACCGTAACGAGCGTATTCCAAACCGAACAAAGCGTTCAGACCCGGTAACAACTCTTTTAATAGCTGGGCGCGTGAAATTGCCATTAATCAACTCCTAATTAAACTGCTGTAGCAGAATAGTAACCGTGATAACCGAAGTTAAACTTCACGAGCACTTCTGGGTACTGTGTGAACACCAATGTTGAACCAGCTGCGAAAGCTGTAGTTGGTGCTGCATTAAGCACAACTGTAGTAGCACCAGCAGCTGCTGCTGTAGCCACAAATGAGCCACTTTGGATTACTTGACCTGCAGAATCTAAACTACCTACATCAGTACCAACAACTAACGCTTGAGTCAACGCAGTGCTTGTAGTAACAGTCGCTGTAGAGATAGACGAATAAGTTGCAGTACCCAAAGACACAGCAGTATCACGAACGATGTCAACAACACGGAATGGTAAGGTCGCAGTGCTTAATGCAGTTGGAACCAAAATCGCGTTAGCTGAGTCACCGGTATTAGCGCTACCTGCGTTAGTGGTAATACCACCTACGTTAGAGCCCACCATTACTTGTGCAACAGAACCAATAGTAGTACCAGAAGTACACATAACCGCTCTGATAACGATGTCTGGATCATCAGAGATAATCGCAGTGATGTCACCGGCAGCAATGTTGCCCGGATAATACTGGCTCCACAACCGTTGTTTGGTTGATGGGCTAGTGTAGTAACAACCTAAGAAAATACCGGTTGTTTGATTAGCGGTAGTAGCAGATGCGATAGACGCACGAGTTACGAAGCCGTTAACTTCTTTAATTGCATCGCCAAAGTAAATTGGTGTAGCGTAGTTGTACTGGATTTGCACATTACGTGTAGAACCCGAGAATACTTGACCGCCTAACAAATTTACCGGCTTGTACCCATATGGGGCTGAAACGACAGGATAAGCCATTATAAACTCCTAAAAATTAAGAACCTTTACCGAAAGAAGTTGTTGATTTGCGTTCTCTAAATAGAGGCATACGCGCATCATTTTCTCTCATAAAACTATTGTCTACTGCACTCGCTTGAGATTCTGTGGCGTTAGCATAATGTGCTCTACGTTGGTCCATAAATTCTTTAGGGATCTTGCATAACAATAGGCCGCCAATTTCGATGTTGTCTTTATATCGACCCTCGCCAGAGGCTAACAGTGTGTATTTTGGTTGCTCTTCAATTCTTACTGGTTCCCAACCCTCACGAAACGATTTTGAAATGTTGCTAGGGTCATCTTTGTTCAGCATTGAAACGCGAATCCATCTATAGGCGAAACCATCCTCTTTGTCAGGTTCAGGGAGCGCTTCAGGTGGCATCCACTGCTTAGGACGCTCTGTTAGTGCTCTGGTTTCTAGCTCGCGAGTTATTCTGTTTTGTGTAGTAGCCATTATTTATTCTCCAATTTTAAAACTTCTCTAGCGTAAACTTCAGGGGTTAGACCAAACTTTTTGGCAATTTGGACCTGACTTTGAGTAAGTCTTATCTTATTCGAGGATGTGCTACGGGTTGCCGGCGCTACGACTGTGCGTGGTTTTGCCTTGGGTTCCCCAAAATGCTCGCTAAACCTTGTGCGCATCGTCTTGTCCAATGTGCTGTAGTATTCGTCAGAACCTACTTCAACGCCACTATTTACTAGCTTCTGGTGTAAGCCTAATGCCGCTGCTGTCATCTCCTCATCCTTACCAAACCAGCTGTTGCGTTCTTGCCACGCTTGCGCTTTACGGTCAGGTTGTACGGCTTGAGGCTGTACAGGTCGTTCTTCACGGCGCTGTTGTACAATATCTTCCGGTTCTTGTAAAGGGGTCTCCTTTAAATTTTCTGTACGAAGTACCTTTAATTGCGCCAAATTCATCTTTTCTTGTGCTGCAATCACACCGTCGGTGTCGCCAGACTCGTAAGCTTCTCTGTACGCGCGTCTAGCAGCGTCCATTTCCATTTGCGCATTAGTCTGTGCGGTAGAGATGTATTCCTTCTCACCGGTGCTGTATGCAGAACGTAGTTTTTGGTTCTCTTCATATAAACGTCTAGCTACCGCTAAAGCTTCTTCTTGCTCTCTAGCCAACTGTTCTTTAGCTCTACGTTCATCATGCCAAACCTTTTTAAGCTGTTTCAGCTTCTGTTTAACACCTTCGTCATACTCTTCAAGCTCATCACGATCTAAATCGTCAACGATCTCTTTAGGCATGGGTTGACGGCCTCGGTCTTCCTCCGGGGTATCGTCTTCAATCTCGATTTCAATATCAAGCTCATTGTTCTGATCTTGTTCGTCTGGGAATTTATATTCTTCGTATTCAGCCATGTTCTACTCCTTATGCTCTCTTTATGCCGCGAGGGTCGTCAACTACTGCCTCAACCGAATCATCATTGATGAGTCGGAACTCACGACCGTGAATCTTTAAGCGTGAGCCGGCGTTTGGTCTAACCAAAATAAAATCACCTACCTTACACCAAGGACCACTAGGGAACTTCTCTTCTGGGTAGCAATCTGGACCTAAAGCAACTACGAATAAAACAGTGGTTAATACTTCTTCGTGCTTCATAGTGACATCAGCTTTAATGATGCCGCTTTCGTATTCCTTTTCTACTTCAGGAATAGCACATAAGATGCGGTAACCCGATGGTTTAGGTAGCTGGCTTGCTTTCTCTTCAGGGGTGGCTTCCAAGTTAACAGCACCAACTACTTGCGGTTTACTGGGGTTTGTAGCCAGTAATATCTCAGTCATCTGAGTTCTCCATTTTGTTTCTAAGGGTTTCAGTTAATTCCCTAGCGATGAGTAACCCTCGTACCTCACCACAGAGCCGTTTATATTCGTCAAAACTATCCGCCTTCCCGTGGCAGATAGCGTTTT